CTAATAAATCTCTTAACATTTCTTGAAATACAAATGCCCGTTTATCTACAAAATCCATTTCATTAGAAAATCTAGCTAAGTCAGTTTCAATTCTAGTTTCCATTTCACTTAACAACTCTTCACTAAACTTATCTTCTATAGAATACTCAATACCTTGATTTTTTCTTAAATATCTATATACATATTTAGTATCTGATGTATACATTACAGTATCAACTCCAGTAGGAGAAATAGCTGTACTTAGTCTGACATTAATTATTTGTTCTTTATCTGTTATATCATCTTTTTCAACGTCTGCTTGAAGCATCACAACATTAATAGATTTAACTTTCTTACCAACTATTTTCTCAACCATATCTTTGTAAACACTAAGCTGTAAAGTAGCATACTCTCTATCAGTCTTTTTATTTACTCTAAAAAGGTTTGGGCTAGTCCATTTATTAAAACCACTTTTAAATTGTTTTGTTCCAAAATAATAAATATGAATATCACCATTAGCATCTAGTATAATCATATCTACTTTACTAGCTAATCCTTTCTCAATATCTACTACTAATACTTCTGTTAATATAGTTGCACCTTTGGTCTTAAATCTATTTAATATCCTCTGTATTTGTTTTCTAGCATCATCTGTTATAGGTATTTCTAATTCCCTAGCTACTTGCTCTGATAAATCCCTAGTATTCATCTCTATTGTATAGTGAATAGTAGATCTAATAGCAGCAGATTTTTTTAAAAAATCATTATCTTTATCCTTGAAACCCCATCCCATAGAACCTATTGTCCCAGTTAAACCAGTAAGTTCTTTAACTCTATTACCTTTCTCATCTAATAGAAAATATTGGTGACTTGACTCAACAACTTCAACCCTTTTTTCTATATTCAAAAAGGTTTTGTATATATCCATATGAGTAGGGTTCTCTTTCTCTAAGAAAAACTCTTCCTCTATTTTCCTAGCAAACTTACCATCATATACAATTGGTGACATTACTTTCTCAATATAATCTACAGTTTGATTAAATATTTTATTATATACTGTATCTACATCAAGATCAATACCAAATATCTTACCTATAAGTCTTTTAATTCTTTGCCATATATTTAATGGCATTTTCTTTAATTCATCCATTATAACAGGATTAGTTAAAGATTCTGATAAGAATTCCTCTACTGATTTATAAGCTTGTTTATTACCATATTTAGTATGCATTTTAGCTACTTTATATAGTCTATTAATTGTCTTATAAAAATCAGAGTTAGTATCTTTTAATTCATTAACACTGAAGGCATGTATAAATTCATGTAAAATAGAGGTAACTAATTGATTAGAATTAATGAACTGACCTTTTTGGAAAGCTAATTCATTGATCCAGATAGTACCAGTAGTACCATCAAATATAGCGAAATTACCAAATAAATCTGTATTCTGTATAGAATCAGATACTTTGACTTTAACTCTAGGAATTAACCTTAAATGATTTTTAAGTAAATTAATTAATGGTGTAAGATTAGGATCATAATTTTCTAATTGAGTTAACATATCTAATATTTGTGAATTAGATACATCTCCTTTCTTAATAGTAGAAAGTAAGGTGTTTACCTCATTTATTTCTGCTGTTATTGATTCATCAATCATCCTAGTTACTTCAGCAACTTCTTGAAGATCATTATCAATAGCTTTGGTATTAATACCTTTTTGATAATAATATAATTCTCTATCCCAAGGAGTATACTCAACCCTAATTATAGCTTCACTAGTAGTAACAGTAGCATATCTTATTTTAATAGGATACATTTTTAATTGTTCCCTCATTTCACTTGCTACTTCTATTGCTTTTTTAAGTTTAAACTTCTTATACTTTTTGTTATTTCCTTCCCATTTAACTAAATCATATCTACGTTCTATATCCCAAACATATGGGTTATTTGACATATCTGTTTGAGTTCTCCTACCATCTTTACCTGTATATACACCATATTCATTTATCTGAGACATTTTTTCATTAATCCAATCCATATCAAATTCTGGATCAATTTTCTTAGGATATACTTTTGAAAATGTCAAATATTGTTTAAACCCATCTATATCTTGTTTACTACCTAATATGTGAATTTGTTTTTGGCTTGGTACAGCATAACTTATACTACCTTTATCTTCACTAAGATTTATATACTCAAATCCAATATTTCTATCTTTAAGTATTTCTTGAAGTTTTTCATTACCTTTCTTTTCACCTTCAGCTATCCTTGCTCCGTAGTGGTCACTATATGAATTTTCAATAGTTTTATTTTTAACTTCAATAATACTTCTAACTTCTTCAATAGTTAAAATATTTCTATCAAGTAATTCTCTTAACAACCCTCCTTCCTGTGTACCTAAAAACCACATTCCATCTTTAATAGTTTGTAAATCTCTAATATTAAGAAGAATTTGATGTAAAATATTACCTCTTTGCAGTGCTGCACTTTTAGTACCAAAATGAATTAAAGGTTCTTTTTTTATTTCAAACTGTTCTATTTTTTGATTGCTACCATGATAAACAATATCCTTTACTTTACTATCAGAAAATATAGTATCAAGATATTGAGAGTATAGTTGTTGAGCTTGTTGTTTTTGTTGCTCATTAACTCCATTAGCTTTGTATAACTCTTCTAAAGAGTTATATCGTATTCCATTATATGTAGGTAAACAAGCCATAGTTATTTCTTTTTATTTTTAGTTTGATAATCCAATAAAGCATTTTTAGTTTCATCTCCCCAAATACCGTCAAAAGTTCTATCTTTCTTAGTTGATTTAGGTAATTTATAACCTCTATTACTTAATTCTCTTTGTAGAGCAAGTGTATCAAAATTCTTTTTATTTATATCTAATTCAGAAAGTTCTTTATCAGTATAATACATTCTTTTTTGTTTTCCATCTCCATAATCTTTATAATATATTCTATCATATACCTCAAACGGTTTAGCAAGTCCCATATACTCAGTTTTATTTAAATTTGGAGTATCGCTTTGACTTCTATTCCAAACATCATAGTATTGTACATAATGACCCCTCTCGTCTTCTCCTTTTTTTAATTTAAAGTTTCCTAATACATTAAATGGTTTTAAATTTTTATCTTCTAATTTAGGGTCTGAGCCTTGTAGAAAATTAGCCCTAAAAACAACATTTCCATCTCCATCATAAATATTCTTTTTACTTTTTCTTATATTATATGGGGGTTTAAGGCTGTACGAGGGCCTATTAGCTTTACCAGTTTCTTGATAATAGTTATTTGTGTAGTAAAGTATGGCATCTTTAAAAGCATCATTTTGAATACTTATATACTTAGACGTAGGGTCAGTCTCATCATCGGGTCTGTATTTACTTACCCGCAAGTCATAATCTCCTGCTTCTAACGGTTTTCCAGTATAATAGTTTTTTACATTTCCCCAAGCAGTTGACCATGGAGAAAAAGTTAAATTTGGTTTTGAATCTTTTTTGATAGTATTTATAAAACGACTACCAACAAAGTCATCTCTTTGTATAATTCTTTCTCCTGGAAGATTCTTTTCAATGGTACTAAACCTTTGATTATTCCACATAAACTCTTTTTTTCCAGCTTTCCTTGCAGCGGCATAAGCTTCTCCCCTTGTTTTATATTGAGAATAATCTGATACTCCCCAATTTTTAGGATTTATAGTAGATTTAACTTTATTCCAATTAGGTAATAAACTACCATCTCCTGCATAATCAGCCATAACAGGTAATGTTTCTACTAAAGCATCTATACACCCATGACAACCATCTTTAATCATACCTTGCACCTCTGTACGATATTTTTTAGGTATAATAACATGGTCTCCAGCTTTATTGCGAAGAATAAGCTCTGAACCTTCTGCTTCTATGTTTATGTTTTGTTTCATATCTTATTTTATTTTTTATATGTTGGTAAACAACTCATAATTATTCTGTTTTATTATTTTGTGAATTAATAGCTGCCCCTGTTGCTATTGCAGCTGGAACTAAACCAAAAGTATTTATTATTTTTTTTGTTTTACCATCTACTATAAACCCAACTTTTACATTCAATGGTTTGCCTATTCCTAGGGCTTTTCCAACTTCTATATTACCTATTGGTTCTGCTATTTTATCTATTATTTTACCTGTTATTGTATTAACTCCGCTTTTACCTTTAAATGGTTGTAAATCCCATATATCATTAGCAAATATCTTGTAATTACCATCAGGAAGTTTATTTACTTCCCAATGAAATCCACCCATAGTACCAAACATATCTTTGTCACTATCAGGTATTATCCATGAATCTCCTTTTTTATACATATCATCAGCAGCAATCATTTTCATTCTAGTCTTTCCATTTTTTTCTAATGACTTAATAGCATCTAAATATTCATCAAATCTACTTTCTATACGATTTGTATTCATGAAATCCTTCTTAATAGTATAAATAACATCATTCTTAGAAGTAGTCAATTCACTAATGTCATACAATGGATGTTTAGTTTGAGGTTTTCCTAAATACATATCCCATGTTGCATATCTATTAGATACTGCATCAAAATATAAAGGTTCTCCATCTTTAGTAATAAGTCTTCCCTTATCCCTAATGTCAATCGCTTCTTTAAGTGATTTAGTCTTTGTTATTTTAGGTTGTGGAGGAATGGGATAAAATACTTTAGATTCTAAAACCTCTTTATTTTCTTTAAAAAGTAGCCTTTGTACATTTTCTATGTGTTCTTGTTCTTTTAACCATTCTTCTTCTGTTTTATATAGTGGATTCTTACCATCAAATATAGCACCTTTGACATCTTTAAATTTAGAGCCTGTAATGTTATGCCCAGCAACATCTCCATATCCCCAAGGTTCAATTCCCTTTCTTATAGGTTCTTTCCATGGCAAATTTGGAGTTTTTTGAGATTTTACAATTCCTTTTTCAACTAACTCTTGTCTTAATTGCGATACTACATCATCTGTTTTATTTAAAACTTTACTTCCTGCTTTAGCAACATCTTCAACTACACCAACACCTTTAATTAAATTCTTACCTACTTTAAAAACACTTGGGATTTTACCCATAGCATCTAATCCTGGAATAGGTAATGCCATTCCAATAACTGTATTACTAAAATTAGTAGCTTGCGCTTTACTTTCTCCCGTCAAATTAGGATACATCCACATACTATTAGGTGCAACGACATCTTTTCTTCTTAAATCTGTGGAAGGCAAGTCTATTTTAGATGTTGCATTGCGTGCCTGTTGTTCATAATATTTTCTATATTCTGAATCATTATCATATCTATATCTATGGGGAGATGTACCATATCTTTTACTAAATTGTTCATCAGCTACAGCTATATCATCTTTTCCTTGTGGATTAAATCTTTGATATAATAAACCCATTTTAGTAGCTTCATCTAACTCGGCATTTCTTTTTTTCAACCCTTCTTGTCTAAGCTGTTCTCTCCAACCTTTTTCATTAATTCTACTAATTGCTTCTCTACCAACAGGATTATTAAATCTATCTTCTACATATTTATCAATATCAAAAGGATTTTCTTTTTCCCACTCTCGTTTATATTTTAACCATGTAGGAGCTTCTGCTGTTACAGTTACTTCTTTCAATTGAATTGTGTTGTTAGGATTAATTACAGGTTCTTCTGGATATAAACTACCATCTCCAGCATAATCAGCCATAACAGGAACTGCAGGTAATACTAATCCATGAGCAGCCATTATTTGACCACTACCTCTTGTAAAACTAAATCCATCTTTACCAAGTTTAATATCTACACCCCCTTGTGCGTGAGAAGGATAGCCTTTTAAATCTTTTACTACTTCCCATTTAGAACCTTTAGTAAAATTAGAACCTCTACCTCCCATTTTAGCACAAGGTTTACCTTCTTCATCAGTATAAGTTATTTCAGATTCATTAATAGTATTTAATCCCATTGCAGAATATACAGCATTAGCTAACTCAGGATTAGATTCAAATAGTTCTGATACTCCTGGTTTGATACTATCTTGTTTTAACTGATATGCATTCTCTTCTTTTGGAGAAATTTTTAAATCTAATTTAGCTAAATTAGAACTTAAAATATCGTTAGCAGCTATTGCGTATGGATCAGTAGTTCCTTTACTGAAAAATGACTTAATAAATTCTATAAGTTTTGATAACCAAGTAGTAGATTGTTTTACAAGTCTATCAGACATTAGATCTGTAGATCCTGTTATTTTATCAGATATCAGTTTACCTATAGCCTCATCAATAAATTGTTGCTCAGTAGTATATAAATCTTTATATTTTTCTTTTACTTGAATATATTGTGGATAATTTACAATATCTGTAGCCATCTTAAGATATAATGCTGAATCTTTAGGTAATAAGTGTACATAAAAATGAGCTGCTTCTTCAGGTAATGTTTTTAAATTTAATTTACCATCTGCTAAATCTATAGTCATTTGTGTTAATCTTGCTACAGCATTAGCTCCTTCTATTTCATTTCCAAATCTATCAGTTATAGCTTTTACAGAGTTTATTTTAACACCTATTGCATTTAAGAAATCAATAACATTATTGTTAATTTCTTCTGATAATTCTTTTATTTCCCCTTCATCTTCTAGTTGGAAAAGATTAGATGATAAACTAAACGGTAGTTCTCTTTGTGTATTATTAAAAGATTTATAATTTTCAAATCTCTTCATAAATGCAGATTTATCTGAAATATCTCCATCTAAAGTTCTAAATTTCCAACCTTTGGGAGCTAATATTGTTGTAGGTATACCTAATTTACTTCCAGCTTTAGCACCCGCCTCATCAAATCCAGTTTGACCACCTGTTCTAATAGATTCTATTTTTGTTTTTAATTTAGGAGATTCGATGATAGCTTTTAGTAACTCATAAGTAAATTTATCAATTTGTTGTTGAGTATATTTACCTTTTAAAGTATAAATACCATTACCTGCTATATTAAGAGTTTTAGCATTTACAGAATTTAATTTAGAAACAATTGTATCTACTAATTTATCGTTTATTATAGGAAACCCTTCTTCTATTGGTACAGCTATGTATTTTTTACCTTGTTCTCTTACAACTTTTTTAGTTAATTTTTCTCCAGTAGATGCTTTATTATCTGTATCTTTACTTTCTGTAATATAGTTTGCAATAGCTATAGTTGCGTCAGCAGAAGCATTCTTTCTAGTTCTATCTGAATAATCACTACTTTTTGATTCTAGAAAATTTATAGGTGATTTAATTTCAGAACTAACCTGTTTATTAGTTGTTTCTGACGTAGTTGTTGTAATATCATAATTATTAGAAGGTAATACACTATTTATAATCGGTATGTTACCATAAGCCAAGAAATAATATTCCTTAAACCTCATACCATCACCTAATTTCTTAACAAGATTGTATTTGTAATATTTTTTTACTACACCTTTTTCATTAGTTTTTTGTATTATTTCAGGTTTTCCATGTTTGTATGATTTTTCAAATAACAATACTTCTTTTCTAGGTCTAGCTCTTAATTTCTTCTTTTGTTTATATGTTTCAATGCTATCTACCAACCAGTAAGTTTTAAGAAAATCTCTTTTACCATTTTTACTATTTGCAAATACTTCTATATAATTTCTTTTTTCTTTAAGATTGTATGATATTTTAGGTACAATATCAGAGTTATTAGAATTGTTTTTATAAAATTGTTTTTCAAATGATTCTAAGAAAGGTGTTATAGTACTATCGTATCCAATACTACTTAATACGTTATCCATCATCTTTACAAATGCTGTATTTGGTACAAGATTCATAAAATTAATATATGATGAACTTAACCCATTCTGTAGAAAAGCAAATTCTACAAGATCGTTTGCAAATTCTCTAACTTCTTTGTTGTCAGATTCTAATAATTCATCAAAGGATGCAACTAGATTATTAATATCGTCTACACTAAACCTATTATTAAATTTAGTTATGTAATCATAATCTCTAGACCTACCTAGATTGTTTGCAAATTCAGATATAGCTGGTCTTAAAGCAATTAATAATTCGTTATCCTGTACAGATTTTATTTTACTAATTTCTAACAATCTCTTAGCAATAGACTTCTCTCCTCTAAACATGTCTTTAAGTCTACTGTGCATTGCTTCATAAGTAGATGTGGCACTACTAGACTTATATTTATAAGAGTATAGGAAGTTTAATAGTTCGTCAGATGCAGTATTTAATACTTTTTCTAAATCTCTTTGTTTAATATTAAAACTATTAAATTTATCTATAAATTTGGATTTAAAGAAGTTGTTTAATATAGGGTATTTTTGCATTAAAGAATAGTTCTTAAACATTTCTATAGCTTCAGTTTTTGCTAAGAATGGTTCTCTTAAGAAACTATTATTAATTAAGTTATTTAAATCATAAGGACTAAAAAATAATGTTTTTTCTAATGATTCTTTAGATAATAATTTAAGTTCTAATTCTTGTGGAGTTTTACCAAATTCTGCATCAGGTCTTGTTACAGAATTAAGTTTACCTAACATCCTACCAAAAAATTGATACATTAGGAAGTTATCTAATATTTGTATTTTTTGAGCAGCATTAGGTTTTTGAATTTGTTTAGATGTTAATGGTTTATAGTTATAATCTTTTATTTTTTTAAGTATTATTGAAGAATTTCTATTTTCAACAGGAGTTTCAAAATATTCTATGACTGAAGCAGCTAATGTTTCTTCATAAGTAGTTGGAAGAATACCTTCTGATTTAGACCTGTTCCATACAGATAACATTTCTGTTACTATTTCGTTTTTATGACCAAAGAATTTACTATGAAAGTCTTTTTCTTCATAAATGTTATGAAATGCAAATGTAGAATAAGATTTTTTAAACCTTAATAAATATTCTTTAACTATAGGACTTCCAACAAATTTAGTTATTATATCTAAACCTGCAGGAGCTTTATTACCTACTCTGTTGAGAAATGCTATAATTGGAAATACTTCAGTTGTTGCATTAAGTTTAAATACGAATGGATCTTTTTCGGCATCTACGAAAGCTGATATAAATTCGGCTATATTGTAAGATATCTTTCTATTTTCTAAATCAGTTAAAAATCCTATTTTAAGGGATTCTGATTCATTTTTACCAACACCTTCTAAGAATATATTTACAAGAGAATTTAATGTTATAGGATGCTGTTGAGTTGTAGCATGAGCTACAGAATGAACTGCAGATTGAGCAACACCCATAAGTGATTGCCAGAATACTTGAGCTTTATTTAAATTATACCATAGTTGAGTTATATTTTCATAATTAGCAACATCCATTTTTTCAACATCAAAAACCTCATTGTAGTTGTTTTCAGCTAACTCTCTTAGATAGTTTGTTTCGTTTGGTCTTAATAAATCCTCAAATCTACTTACATCTAATATAGACGATATAGTTAATTCGTTTAGTCTATTAGTAATAGCATCTAAACTGTTTTGTTTTAATATAGGTAAATCTTCAATAGCTTTTGCTACATGTTCTTCAACTCTTACTGATTCTTCAGTATTTATTTCAATAGCTTCGTTGATATCAGATAGAAATCTTCTTTGAGCAGCAATATAATTATATCTCTCTATAGATATACTTTCCCTTTCTTTTTGATTTTTAGCTTGTTTTTCTAACGTGTTATAATATTCTATTTTTTCTATGTATGATTGAAATTCCTCGGTTTTCTCAAGTTCTTTCTTAGTTTTATAGTTATCTTGAATAGTCTTATCTATCTCATTATAATAGTCTTTAATAATTTCTGCAGCATCTGTTCCAAGTAAAGTAATTAAATCAGAAAAATTACTATTCTTTAATAACTCTTTAGCCCTTTGTTTAACAGTTGAGTTTTCTTCTGTTAAAAATTCTTTATAAACAGGTCCTTTCCTAGTCATTTTAACACTCTTTAAATAAGAAGTTAATTTGTCAATATCAAAGTCAGAACCAGCTTTTACAACTATTTCATACGGAAGTATTATTCTTTGACCAACATAAGTAGGTAAGAACTTTTTAATTTTCACTACCTCCATAGTATTTATATGTTGAGTAGGTATCCTGTTAGCTGTAAAAGTTAAAATACGTTCATCAATTTCTCCTCTTTCTATTCTCTTGTTTAACTCTTCAATTCCACCTATTGATTCAACCCAAGGAATCCAATTTTCAGGTAACGGAACCATTACTTCCATAGCTAATACTTTTCCATTTTCTACTCTATAGAATTTAAGAGATTCAGAATAAAGATAATTAGACTCTTGTACATACATTTCACCAGGAACTTTTCTTTTTATAACCTGGTTTTTAACAAGAGCATTAAGTACTTCTTTTATTTTGTTACCTGTTGTAAGTACATCGAATACTTTTTCTTTTGAATCTAATGCTAAATCTAACCCTTCAATTACATTCATAGGCATTAACCTTTGTACAAACATCTTAGTTAATGTATCTTTAAATATAGCTAATGATTCAGGAGTATCGTGTTTTAAAAAATATTCGCCTTCCTTATCAACCTTAAAACCTAACTCGTTTAATAATTTTACTTTATTTCTTATATAATATTCAGATAAAGTAGCTGTGTATTCTTCAGCTTTATCTTTTAAAGATTTATGTATTTCTAATATTTCACCTTTTGAGAATAGGTCAACAGTGTTTAATCTAACCAACTGTGAAGAATAAGTTACTTTTAATTTTTCTTCTGTTGCTATTTCTAACTGTAATCCGTAATCATCATAATATTGATATGTGAAAGAAGAATCCTTAGTTAAAAGAGATATAGTCTTAGTATCAGGATTATAAGTTTCATTTACTATTGCTTCAGCTTTTCTACTGTTGATATCAGATATAATATCAGTACCGGTATTAAGCATACTGAGAAACAGTTTGAAATTGTCATTATTATTAACTATTAAAGGGAATATAGGAGCTACAGACATCTTATTTATATCAATCGCAGCTACCGCTAAATTGTTAGCTAATACTCCAACGCCTATGGGTTTAATAGGTGGTATTTGTTTTAAATCTTTTGTCTTTAATTCTTTCCCATTAAACATTGGGATAGTAGGAATAACTCCTTTAGTATGTTTATAAAATACTCCGTTTGGATCTGTGAAGACACTTTCACTAATATTATAGATTTCTTTATATTCTGGATTATTTAGTATCTTTATAGCTAACGTCTGCATTTCCCACTGATAGGTTTTTTCTTGTCCGTCAGCCCAACTACCTTCACGTAAATGTACAGACCTGATAAAATCTAGAGTACCCCATGTTTGACCATCAGCTACTTTTATTTTCTTATAATCGTTAGACACTTTCAGAGCATCTTTATTATCACTAGAAAACGAAATATTATTTACTGTGATTGCTTTAATTCTGTCAGTATGTTCAATAGCATCAAATCTTTGATACTCTGTATTTAATTTATCAATTACTATTTTATCATTACTTAAATGTTTTCGTGTAGAAGCTATGCTTGATAAACGTTTATGAAAATCTACTGGTGTTTCATACATAGCTACGTCACCAATAACAAGTTTTAATTGCTCTTGACTACCAACAAAGTAATTATAAGTTAAAGCTAATAGTAATTTATTCATACTATCAGCAGACATTATTCCTTTAGTACTCAGAGTTATATCTAAATACTTCTTGTCTTCTATTACTTCTCTACTAACCCCTGGTACAATATAAGAACCATCACCTAATTTAATTATAATATTACTTTCTAAAAGACTTGTTCTATTTTTTTCTATTATGTTATCTATATATCTATCAAATATATAATCTATTGTTTGTTGATTATAATCTATATATTTGTCAGTTAATGCTTGTAATTTAGTTAAGTCTTTTCTATTTGGTGATTTAGTTAATTTAGGACTACCTTCATCTTTTATAAACTGAGTTATAGTGGAAGCTGTTCTGTATTCTGCATCTATTTCTAGATCCTCTGGCTTTGTTATAATTAAAGTATCTTCCTTACCATATTCTTTATTTTGTAAAAACGAAAATACTCTAAGTTCTCTTGCATTCTTATTATAATTTCTCAAGTTTCTACCATATGCACCATTTTCAGTATAGTCCATATGTAAAGCTATAGATGTAATTACTTCGTCTCTGAGGTAATTATAAAGATCTTGTTTAAATACTTGTCTAGATATTTTTGAGCTATTTACAGGGCCCATACTAAGAGTATATTCCATACCTCTGTTTCCTGCCCTCATTAAAGGAACTGCTCCCCTTAATACTGAGTCAACTATTGTTTTTTTATAATCGTGATGAGTTGTTTCTGTTATATCTAATCCTTTCCCATCTTCTGTTGTAGTACCACGAATTACATCTAGTTCTAACTTATTACCTGCTTGAGCAAGTTGGATATATTTACTATTAGTAGAAAATAAACTACCTACAGTACCATTAAAAGGCATTATCTGTAATATACTAGGATGTATTTCACCTGTCTCTACAAAATGATTTAATCTATTTACTATTTCAGATAAATGGGATTCTTTCGTTATAGAATATTCCATATTACCTTCTTGATTGAAATACATTAAATCTACATCATTCTCAATATTATCTGCTGATTGTGCAAGTAATTTATTTAATTCTTTTTGATTTTCAAATACACGACTATCATATAATTCATTTAGTTCAAATACTTGTTTACCTGAAGCTTTCAAACTATCTACCTCTAACCTTAAATATTTAAAATAAGCAAATACTTCATCATAATTAGATATATCTGCATTGTTGTCTGTTATCTCTATACCTAAATGATTTAATATTCTATTAGCTATTGGAAATTTAGCAGCACCGTAAGCTGCTTCCATAGATATGATATCCTTTTTAAGCTTGTCTATATTAAGTAAATATACACCATCGTTATAGGATATATAATCGCTAGACTTAGATCTAGCCATAGCTATTCCCTTATTTACCCATCTATTCTTTATTACTTCACTATCTGTTTTTGACAAAGGTTCAGCATAAGTTATAGTTCCATCGTTTTTAGTATTAGCTATACGTGGGTTATTTCTATTATTAGAAAACGAAGTATATAATTGAGTTAGTAATCTGAACTGAACATTATTTAAATTAGAAATATCAAATACATATTTACCGTCTACTATATCTGTACTATATCCAAGTTTTTTAATTAAGTTAGAAAATTCTGGTTTTTTAACAGCTAACTTTTCTAATTTCTCCAACATATGAGTTAAGCTAACTGACTTTGAAAGATGTCTTTGTAGTATATTAATAGATTTATTAAACTCTACAGTCATGAGCATTCCGTAGTCACTAAGCTTTAATACAGCTTCTCTACCAGAAACTTTATCTTCATATGAAGGTAAACTACCAATTAATATTTTTATTCCATCAGGAAGTAATTCTTTAATCGAAACTTTATTGCTTTCTATATGATCTTGAGTATTTCTAGATACCTTATCATCCTCATCTAATTCTTCTCGAATATCTACTTTATATTGAGTTAAAAATAAAGCATGTTTTTGAACAAGCTCATCCCAATTACTTAATATTTTTTCATATATAGGTATCTGGTATGCAGGAATATCGCTAAGTTTTAAACTGTCTTCATACACCATAGTTTTTATAATTTCATAAATCATTGGTGCACTTTGCTCAATATTAAATATTGTATCAATGCCTGATTCAATATCTCCTGTAACTACCTTAAAAAAATGATAGTTTATATTCTTAATTGCTTGAAGAGTTTCTTTAGTAGATAAACCTTTTATTCTATTAAAGTCTGAGGTAGGTTTATTTACTACATCTCCTATAGAGAATGTGTTTTGGTCTATATTTCTAAAAGCTAACTCGATAGCTGAGGTTTCCTCTTCTATATTGATTCCTAATAACTGATTAAATATACTTTTAATCGCATCCCATATTCTTTCAAAGAAATTCTTTTTAGCTGATTCTTTAGGAGAGAACTTATACTTTCTATTCTGTAACATATAGTCACGAAAATCTTCAGCTAAAATCTCTTCTATTTGATTATCTGTTAATTCAGCTATACCTAATTCTTTTCTCTTTTCATTATATAGTTTAGTTCTTTCTGCATCTGTTAAAAAGAACTGGCTCCATACGTGAAAAGCTTCGTGATAAATAGTTCCTTCTTCTGCTATATCTGAGATTAAAACTTTTCCTGCATGAGTTAGTCTACCAAAAGCTTTTCCTTCTATAAGTCCTTTTACAATTTCTATAGGTAGATTAGGAAACTTTTGCTTAAACCAAGCCATCGTATTAGCTAAATCCTCTAAAGAGTAGTCTTTTTCTATTCTAGCAAATCTGTTATTTACTTTATCTCTGGCTTGCTTTTGTAATCTCCAAGCAGCTTCAGCAGCAAGTTGTTCTATTTCTTCTTGTGTCTCACCTGTCTTACCGTAGTATTTTCTATTAAGTTCTTTCATTTTCTCTGTAAGACCACCCCAATATTCCCACATAGCATCAATTTCTTGTTGCTCGGTAATACCTGTTTTAGCAGCAGACGGAATTTCAGTTTTATTGCTACCTGGTACAGGAACAGCTTTACTTTCAGGAATATCTACTTTTTTAGACTGTGCTGGTTTAACTTCTGTTGTTGTTTTCTCAACAGCATTTACCTTATGCCCTATTAAAGTTATTTGTGCCCCAGGTATATCAAAAGATACACTCTTACCTTCTGCAGGATGTCTTTCTCTTAAAACACTTGTTACAGCTTCGTCAACGTGTTTAACTCCATACCAAAGACCAATAGCCTCACCCTCTAATTCTGGAAAGTCTTTATTTTTTTGATCAGCTATTACATTATGTAGTATATTTTCACCATCAAAAGCTACATATGCTACCATTGTTTTACTTTGTGCAGGATTATTAGTTTTTTCAAATACTATTTCTACCTTAACAATACTTGGTGATTTTAAGGTAACTCCTTCGGTAGCTTCTGTAGTTTTAGACTCAGTTGTTTTTTTAGATCTTGATACATCTGGTTCAGCAACTTCTTTGAACCCTGTTTGTGATATCTCTGGTATTGTTTCAGCTTCTCCACTTAAAGCCTCATCGCCACGCATTCTAAGCTTTACAGATTGATTGATATATTGTGGATTCTTAGCAAGTAAGAAAGAGGAACCTTCTTTAGATTTAGGAGCAGGTGAAAGCTGAACAGTTCCCTTAGAGGGGTTTCTTCCTTTTTTGGAAGACTGAGTAGTATCATTAAATAAGAAAGACTTATAACCACCTTCTTTTGCTGGCCATATAACAGCAGATAATTTTCCTTTACTATCAACTTTATAAGAAATATAATCTTGTTTAGTAGAGTTTTCTAGTGCGTTCTTATCAAAGTTCCAATATTTGTTAGATAGAAAAGCTTTAAATGCGTCTAAGTTTCTACCTGCAATTAAGTCTTCTATAGATATAGTATCTTGTCCAAATACTACTCTATCAAATTCATTAAGTATAGGTTCACCAGTCTCATCTACTTTTTTTATAATTAATAATCTATGCTTATCGTCTCCTTTATTATGATATAGTGCTTCTTTTAAGAAAGAATAAACTGCCTCTCTGTCAGGATTCTTCTTATCTACAACATATCTAAATAAGTTTATTATATCATTAACAGATTCAGTTTCTCCCAGTGTTTTTGGTTTAACTGTTTCTAATCTATTATTATGATACATATATAAGAAACCATTAAATACAGGATGGTGTACACCAGATACGTATCTAACGGACATTTTTAAATCTTTACCATCAGTTGATACTTCGTCTTCAGATTTAATTGATTCTATGAAGAAACTTACATCAGATATATTCTTATTTATAGCTTTCTCAACATCTGTTTCTTCTCTAGTTTCTACTTTTTTACCAGGCGAAACACTAGATATATCTAATATAAGAGGATCTTTAGATAACTGAGATCTGAATACTTTATAATCCTCTATGGCTTTAGCCATAATAACATCAACTTCACTATTAATGCGTTGAATTAATTCTTCACCTACTAAATCTTTAGTGGCGGGATCAGCCTTTAGTTTCTCAACTATTTGTAATTTTACTTTTTTAAATGTAAACCTATCGTGTCCACCTATTGTTTTTTCTGTAGCATCTGGCAGAGATGTATAAAGTATCTCTTTTTTATTTTTCTTATCTACAAAAGGATTACCGTATTTATCTGTCATTAAATACAGATTACCTTCTTTAACTATAAGTTTTATATCGCTTCTGGCAGTATTCTCTAACTCTATCCCTTTTTTATTATCGCTAGCTTTTACAGCTTGTATTTGTTCGTAGGTCATTAATACTCCACCACCTACATGAAACTTAACCTTATCTTTAACGAACTTTTTCTCTGAACCTACTTGATCGTAAGTCATTGTTTTAAAGGAATACCTACTATGTTTTAAATTTTTAGGATTCCTTAAATGTGCAAAATTATTTATGAATACAAACAATCTGGCTACATCATCATTAGTTGCAGCGTCTTCTTGGTTAGACTGAGAATATAAGAATGATTTCCATCCTAAAGCCATATCAAAAGGATGTTTAGGGCTAAACTCCCAAGCTCCCAGTCTATCATCAATAGACTGTCTCATGTTCTCAAACATTTTCTCAGGACTTATAGTAGCCTCTACATCTTTACCTACTAAACTCTCAATGTCTACGTTTCTAGGTTCTACAATCCTCTCATATACTTTGAGAAACAAATCCCTCTGTCTTCTTTTTAAAAGATGTTGTTTTCTTGATTCATCAAGTATCTGTTGATAATTATCCTCAGCTGCTTCAAATCCAGCTAAATCCCTTAATTTTCCATCAAGTATTCTTTCTGCATTTTCTCTACCAGCAAGTAAAGGATCTATAGTTTCAGCAGGAAGACTATCTAAGAAATCCATAAAATTCCCTTTAAACTTTCTTTCTACTAATTGTTCTATCCTATCTTGTATTACGTTTGTTATTACAATAGATTTTTCTTCTTCAGTTAAAAATTCAATACCTAAAGCTTTATCTGATAAATCAATACCTAATGCTTTACCTATACTGGTGTTATATCCTTTAAGTAATCTATGTATATGTACAAGATACTTAGTTATTTCTTCAATAGCTTTTTGAGAAATATTTATTCTTTCTTCTGCAAAAACTTCTTCTTTTTGATAACTATCAATTAAAGTATTGAGAGAATTTAAATATTCACCTGGCTCTATTTTTAATGTTTTAAAATCTTCTGTAACTTGATTTCTTCTATCTCTTAATTCTCTAACTCTTTCTCTTAATTTCTTTTGGTTGTTATCAAGTTTTTTAATTTCTCTTTCTATTTCGGTTTTAGTTTTGTATATTCTTACTACAGTATTTTTTTCCTTTTTACTACCGACATAAAATTTTCTCTCTGTACCTTTTTCTGTTAACAGATTGTTTTTGTGTTCTTTAACTATTTTTTTAAGAGATTCTTTTAAATTGGAAATAGTTTCAGTATTCTCTTTTATTTGAGATGTTAGAGTATCTATATGTTCTCTATAGAAGGATAACGCATTCTCATAGTTCTTTTTAATAGCCCTCTCCTGATTAGAGGTTTTAGCTTCAGCTGCAGTACGTACAGTCTCTACAGAAGTAACTTTAAATATACCACCTCTTAATTGCTTTTTATTATTATCTTTGTCTGTATAATCTACAGTTCCTATAGTTATAGTATCATCACCATTTAAAAAGTCAGTAGTACTATTTAAACTATTCTCTTTTAAATTAAGTACTTCTCTAAGGTTTAAGTTTCCAGCATTATTTTTATTACCTACTTGGAATATTTTACTACCAGTAATAGAATTACCATCAGGTGATGTACCTTCAAAATTTACTCTTATATAACCCCTATGTCTTATACTCATGGTTTTAGTACCACCTTCAAGCATAAGGTTTTCATCTTCTATATGATCTTTGAATAATTTCTCTAATTTAGCACTAGAGAAACCTTTAGATTCGTTTTCTTTTTCCTGATTAGCAGCTCCTTGTTCACTCTGTTTTCTAAGCTCTAACTGTTCTTTTTCATACTGATCATAGTCTTTCTGTTGTTTTTCAAGATCATATAAATCTGTCAATTCGTCAAGTGATTCTTTATATCTTTCAGTATATTCTTTAAGATTAGCTAAAACTCTATCTATAGTTAGTTTTTGTTGTTTATCGTATTGATCTGTCTTGAGAGACTCTTGATAAGAATTATTTAAATCATCAAGTAATTGTTGGTCAATGTTGTCTGTAGAACTTGATATTTTGTTTTTAGATATATCAGATAAATCTTTTCTTAATTTTTCTACTCTCGTCTTAAAGAACTCTAAGTTATTTTTATGCGATAACTTATTATTCATTACAGTTGAACTAAAATGTTTAAATAAGTCAGAATTCTTTTTATCGTATTTAAGATTAAAATTAATATCGTGAGTATCATAAATATCCTCTACGATTTCTCTATACCTCTCAGCTTTATCTAATAATTTCTTTTTTATTTCTTCAATATACTTAGTGGTAGTTTCTGTCTTTCCACCATTTTGAGTATCAATACTCTTTGCTTCTGTCTCTGCTAAATGATTAATATGTTGTTTTAATACCTCTATACCACCTTCTACAGTAAGATACGATAACATATAATCAAAATGTATCTGATCCATTATAGCTTCAAAACCTTCTTCATTCCCCAACATCTGATAAAGCGATGCTAGTTCTTTTATCATGGTCTTGTTTAAATCTATTATTGCTCCAGCAGCAACTTTAGTAGGATCTACTTGGTATTCACCGTTTACAAATACAGGAACTTCGTTTCCATTTTCATCAGTAGTGGTTTTTATAACATCATTAACTTTAGAAACATAACTTAAATAGTTATTTTTTAATAACTTATGGTATTCTGATTGTAATTTTTTAATTTGTTTGTCTTGTTTTATACCACCAATTGATGCCATACCTCCACCTAAGATAGAACCTAATACGACACTTTTCCAGAAATCGGTTTTATTATCACCTAATAAGTTACCTAAATATGCTCCAACTGTTTCATCTATATCAGCAATAGGATCGTATCTTTCTCCCCTTTCTGCTGCGGCTTTAGCTGCTTCTGATATAGTGTATTGCAAACCTTCTTCAAAAAAACCTTCCCAAAATATACCAACTAAAGGATGTTTAGCCACATCCCAAGCATTTTTTAATTTTGATATTCTAGGTAACTGATCAACAATTTCTCCTGTTGGTTTTATTACTCCTTTTAATGCTTGAGCAGCTGTACCTCTGCCTGCTGATGCTGATGCTGAAGCTAATTTAGCTGCTTTAAATCCGTTAAATAACCATTTTTGTGCTAAGATGTTTGGACCTAATAATATTGCAGCATTGCCTCTAAATACAGCAGTTGCCGCTTTAGATGCACCTTCTACATCATCAGGGAACTGTTTAATATATGAATCATATGTTTCAAGAGCTTCTACCGAAGCTTCGTATCCAGTGTTAAGAGTGGCTGCTGTCCAATTATCTATTTGTCCAGCAAGTTTTCTAGAGGCTTGTGCAGCTAATCCTGGCTTAGCCAATTTGGACATAGGAGATACAAATTTTGAAACTTTTGTTCCAACACTTAAAGCTCTTACTAACTGTCCTGGTGCCAACATTCCAATTAAAAATCCTACTCCATCAGCTCCTTCGTTTGCCCAAAACGCCGAACTACCTAGGTTTTCCCATAAGTTTCCATTAGCTACTGACTTTGGAGTGTAAATCGGCAATTTTTCTTTAATCTCTTCATCTAAAGCACCTACCATAGCTAACCAACCATTGTTGAAAGAATCCCTCATAGATTCTGCAGTAAAGCCTTGTTTACCCCATTCTACAAAAGCTTCAACTATACCTGGTAGTTTGGCTGCTTCCATAGCAGCTTTAGCTGCTGCTCTAGGTACAAAATATGCCCATCTCTCTGCTGCGCTTTGTTGAGCAGCTAATTCTTCATTTAGGTCAACCCCTATTGCAGGATAGTTCTCTCCTAACCTCCTAACCATCTTCTCATGTGAAGCAGGAGTTGAAACATTAATAGGAAAGTCAAATCTATTTGAATCTTTAGTTTCTTTGTTAAATTCTAAATACTCATTACCGTTAGCATCTTTTTTAACAAATTTACTAAGATCAGGTCTAGATATAGGATCTTGACCTAAAACAGAATTATTATCAGCCATAAAATTTAATATATAATTATTTACCTAACAATCTGGTTAATTCAGCTAAAAGATTCTTTTTACCATATAACTCTATATCTTTTCCTTCTGATTTATATGGTATCCATTTATCATTTACTTTTACTTGTAAAGTATAAAACTCTTGCCCATCTCTTACTTTAAATGACCATTTAAAATCCTCTAAGTCTTTTTCTGTAATAAGGGTAGTATTTCTTTCTTTTACAGGACGTGTTGAAAATACTTCCAAGTTTATTAAATTAGCTACTTTACCTTTGTCTGTTGCTGCTCTATGTAAGTCTTGTAATAAAGCATCTTGAATAATTTCAGGGTTCCCTACTTTAGCAGCAAATTCAATCCACCATCTTATTCCTTCTTTTGTTGCTTTTGTTGGATCAAACGTAAAATCCATTGATTCAGGGGTACCTTTTCCACTAGGAACTCCAGATACAAGTTTTATAATAGCTAATCCTTCACTGTTAGTTTCAAGAGCTATTGATATATTAGGAACACCTTCTGGTGATGTTCCAGCTTTTGTTAGAAAATTAGCAACTGCATCATCGTCCCAAAGCCCTGAGTCTTTTTGATTTTTGTTTTTAAACTCTTTTTGGGTAGGTGTCATCCAAGTTCTATTTGATGTAATATTTTCTACTAATGCCCCAATTTCTGCTCTTGGTATACTTATTGACGGCACACTTATACTAGATGAAATACTTCTACCTTTAGATAATATATCATTTATAGGTTTTTCTATATTTGTATAATATCCAAAGTTTGGATCACTATACCATTTATTAAATTCATGTTTAATTATTGTAAGTTCTGAACTATTCCATTCTTCTTCAGCTTGCATTCTTAAATTTGGATCTTTAATAGTACTAAACACTGGAACATATTGTTCAGAAACCCTATCTACACTAAATGTTAAACCTGGGTATCTAAGCTTAAAATCATGTTCTCTATTTTTTTCTACTTCATACCCTGGTCTAGATTTTTCTATTTTTTCTGTTCTAGATGTATCTTTAATAACTTCTTTAACAAATTTCCTTAAATTTCTATCAAATCCCAATGCTCTTCTGTTTAGGGTAGTGTTATTATAATATTTTACTAATTTTTGAAATATTTGTTGTGTTTCTTCTGGAGTAATGGAAGGTACAATAGAAGCTAAATTATTGCCTAAAACTTCAACCCCCCTATTCAATATTTCTTGTGATTGCTCTGAATCTATTATTGAGTCAACTACTGCTTTTGTGGCAATCATATCATCACTTAATTCTCCACTCGCAGATTCCTCATCAAATCTTTTATTAAAAGACTTTATGTCTTGTACAGCATATGGTATATTTTGTACAGTATTACTTACTTCTGTAAATCTTGCTTCTGGATCTTTTGGTCCACTAGTATCTGTTTCGGGCATTTTCATCTTTTGATAAGATGTTCTATATTCTCCAACAAGATTCTGTCTTGCTGCATTCATAGCTGCTTCTCTAATAATAGGATTATCCATGTATTTTTCAAAAGCAGTACCTTTCATCCAACTATCAAGATAGTCTTGACCTTCTTTCTGTAGCCACGCTTCTGACGCATCAGCATCTTTAAATCCATATTGTTCTCCTAACTCAGCAAAATATTCAGTTTGGCCCGTAGCTGGGTTTAAAACTCCAACTGATTTATTTATTGGTTTAACCATTGAAGTAGCATGCTCCTTAGCTGCTGCACCAACCATTTGCATTAAATCTCTGGTATCTAAAGGAGTATATTCGTTTAATGCTGCTTGATTATAGTAGCTAGCTGACATGGGGTTATGTTCAGAAAAATAAAATGAACCTAACCTTCTACGATCTTCTTCTGCTTTACTAATTAATTCTTTTTTTCTTTCATTGTATGTCCAGAAAGGATCTTTTCTAATGTTAGATATTTCCCTAGCTAACTCTTTTGTATAAGAAGAACTAGCTCTATCAAAATTATTCTTTTTTTCTAATTCTCTAAGTCTTGTAGAAAACTGATCTAATATTTTATTCTTAGTAGCAGTATCTCCTGCACCTATTGTAGGTATCAGAGAATATTGATCTTGTATTTGTAATTCTCTAGCAAGATTATCATCATAAGCTTTTTGATACTCATTTAAAGTACCTTGAAGAGCTTGAGTGTTCGTAGGAACAAACTGAGGTATATAAGGAACTGGCATACTAATTAGTTTGAGTTATACTTCTAACATAATCTCTATTCTTAACACTATATTTAGGACCGGATAAACGCCTCATGAATTTATCATAATTGCTTTCCTCATATGGAATATATTCAAATAGTCCATTATCTTTACCATAAGTACTTAGAAAAGCATCTTGTGATCTTTGTGCTCTATAGTCAGCTAATCCGGCAGGTATAGCTGCAAACATATTATCTATATAAGGTTGAGAAGCTTGTCCTTTCTTATAGTCCCAATCAAGTTTATGAAGTTTAAGTTGCATATTGGCTAAAGCTTCTTGAGCACCAAGTTGAGCATTAGTAGTATCAGACTGCATTTTCATTTGAGCATTGGTGTTGGCTTCCCTCATATATGAATCAGATATTCCACTCCCTAATGAGTCTGTTAAAGTAGATAACGCACCTACTTGGTTAGCATATGCAGCACCAGGAGATGACATATCTCTACTTGCTCTTAAGGCTACATTAGAAGCAGTATTATATGTTCTATTTAAAGCTTCTCTTTCTGGTTCTAAGTTTATATTTGTAGGTGCAACTCTAGGTAGAGAAACAGATTTGGGTACATTTTTGGGTATACTATTTCTAGCATTAATAGCACCAAATAAATTTCCTAACATAGAAACCCCTGTTGATATAGCTGTTGGTAAAAAAGATGTTTCTGGTGCTCTCCATGTGCCCTTTATAGGATTAGTTAACCATTTAGAAGCACTTTGTCCATACATATCCGACAAAGCTCCTGCACCAGTAGTATTAATAGGGGCTACATTTATATTGGTATAGGGTTTTAACACTTGTGTTGCGTTAGTGCCATCAAACTGTTCTGTATTTTCACCTTGGTCCAAACCATTTTCCATACGATAAAGTTCCTGCTCATCTCTAAGTTTCCTAAGAGCTTCAGTAAGTTCTTTACGCTCAATCTCATCAAATTCTGAACGAGAGTATTTTGCTTTTAGTTCTTTTGCTCTCTGTGCAAAAGTTTTAGTATTCTGTTTCATAATTAAAATCTATCGCTAAATATGTAAGACTCACCAGTATCAGGATCATCAAATCTAACCTCACCTTTTTCTACTCTAGCTTTTCCGCCTACAGGTATACCCCCATAAGGACTTTGCTCATGAGAACTACCTTGATTATATTCTGTTAAAAAATCTAAGTTGTTAAGAGAAGTACCTAATGATCCACCTTCATAATACTTTGTAATATTTTTTTTACCGGCGGGTAAAAAATTGTCTTGTCCATATCCTACATCTAAAGGTAGTTTCCCCCATCTCCCTGCCATGTCAGAGTTATCAAATTTAAAATATTGTGACTCTTCTGAAAAAGTAGGATGCCCTGGTAATTTATACTTGTCTGTGAAGTGTTGGCCTTTAGTCATTGGGGCAAACCCATTTTCTTTATAATATCCTCTATAATCATAATAATGGGCTGGGGAATCTGGGTCAGGGTCTAACCCAAGCTCCTTAGATGTTTGTTTATACCACGACTGAAATAACTTTTCTCTGTCTGGGTCAAGTTTGGTATGTTTAACAGGACCACCATCAGCATAACTGGGAGTAATCCCTGTTCTCATTATAGCTTTTCTTATTTGATCATTTGTACGAGCAACTCCTCTACCAACGTTTTGCCTTATCATCTGCCTAGTTCTACTCTGTATAATTCTATCCTGTTTATTTGGATCTGCGATCAGATTATCATTATTATCAAATACTGCTCTCCATTCTTGATTACCTCTGTTATAAATATTTACTCCAGGGGTTGAATCGCCAAATCCAAGTTCTTTAGTAGATACAGATGGTCTATAATTAGTTAAAGCTAAACTACTTATAGTAGTTGGTAAAGCTTCTGCTAATCGAGCTGGATCAGCTGAAGGTTTATATAATTTTGGAATAATTGGTCCACCTGTAGCATAGGTCATATATTCTCCTTTTCTAGATGCCATTATATCAGCTGCAGATACCTGTGGGTCTTGGTCTTTATGTTCACCACTAACTGCACTACCAACCATTCCTCCAACGCCACTTGCCATCATACCAATTCCAGCTGCTTGTCCTCCAGGTACTAAAAAAGTTAATGCTGCACCACCTATAGTTTGTGCAAGATTACCTACGTTTCCTTTCAACCAACTACCAAAACCGTATTGGTCTACATCATAACCTAAGTATCCGCCATCCGCAAATACTCCAAATTTTTTATTATTTAATAATACTTTATCTTTCATATTAAGCTTATCAGTTATAGTAGAATAAGAAACTAAATCATTACCTTTTACATCATACTTATTTGAATAACTTAAAATCTTATTTACATAAGATAAATCATGGTCTTTAGCATAATCTTTGGATGATTTCTGATCTTCTCCATATTTTTTATCTAAATTATACCTATTAAATTTTTGTATAGCTAAATATAACGCTTCTTCATTATTACTAGTCTCGCTTTTAAGTTTACTATAATGGTTTGCTAATATTAAAAAAGCAGCTTTTGCAGAATTACCACCTTTGTCATAAAGAGCTTGTATATTAGTTTCAGTTATTCCGTAATCTTTTTTAACGTTTAATTTATTTTTACCAAAATTTGTATCAAATTTTATTCTAGCCCAACCTTTTGAAGCTTCATCTTTTTCCCCTTTTATACTTCTTATTCCTTTTATAATTCCAGCAGCTGCTTCTTTATGTGCTAATTCCAAACTATTTGGAATCAATGGTATTAGACCTTTCTCACCCATACCTGTTTCTTGGTCCATTATACCAAGTACGGCTTTAGCTATTGATACAAACTCATAATTATCTAAGTTAAAATCAGACATTGTATATCTACGAAACTTTTCTTTATTGAATTCTGATATTGCATCCTTAGCTACTCTATTATTAGACTCAGTAGTTATAGATAATTCCATATCTGGAACTACCGCTTTTTTATCTTTATTTATATTAGGTATTGCTATGTTTTCAACAGTATAGTGTTCAAATCCTTTAATTGATAATTTATCTAAATATAATTTATTTCTATATTCTCTACCTATATAGTCCTTTCCAGATTTTTTATGTACGTTATGTACAATATATACATAAGGTCTATTAGAATTATCTATTTGAATATCACTATCAACTATTGCTGAATGAGTCGGATTTCCAGTTCCTGCGGTTCCTTGATAAGGAGACAACCCTCCAGTATAGATACTAATATGTGTACCAGGTCTAATTTTTGTTAATTGATCTTTATTAACAGTACCTTTTTTTGAGTCATATATAGATTCTCCACCAGCGTCTATAATATTTTTATGTATATTCCAGGCACTACCTATTAATCCTATCTTTTTTAAATCTTCGTCTTTTAAAGACGATGCTCTTTTTACATAAGATTGTGAAAACTCTGCACATTGTTTTTCATCACAGTATCCCAAAAAACCCTCTTCGTCTGTATACTTAGATGAAAAATTTACTTTCTTACCATCAACTATATCTTTATTATATTGATCTATTGCTTTTGATGTGACTTTTCCTAATTTACCGTCAACTCCCGCATTTGAAAATCTATCCTCACCAATATAATAACTATTGTCTTTTAAATATTGCTGTATAGCTCTTACTGTAGAAGGCCCTAATTTACCATCGGTTCCGTATTTACCTAAATCATATCCTTCTCTTGCAAGAAACTCTTGTGTTTTCTTAATATTGTTTAAATCAATAGTTTTAGAATTACTCTTAGAGTATATATCTTGTTTTTGTTTTAAACTGTTTATATATTCTATTGTTTTTGGGTCGTTCATTAAAGTTTGTAACTCATCCTCCTTTTGAACTGGAACACTTTCTTCAAATGGGACAGGACCTATTTTTTCATCATCTGTTAAAATAATATTGTTAATGATTGATTTATTAATTGGAGTAATAGTATTTCTAATAGAACTTTGAGGTGTAATTTCTGGTGAATTATTTAAAAAAGGATTTAGTAGCTTACCGCCATCACTATAGATAACTTTTTTACTACGAACATAGTTCAGTAATAAATTATCTTCATAAGGATAGCTATTAAATTCCATTACTAACTTATTATAAACCTACAAAAATAATAAATCAAAAACTAATATCCAAATATTTAACCTAGTTTTTTAATCACTTATAATCTTAATTGATTACCAATCTAATATTATGTCTTAGTGGGCCTGTAGTGTGTCATTACATCGTATAACACAATCTTCTTATTATTATTATTTTGATATGTCAATTTAGCTCTAACATATGTATCTACCATCCTATATATCTCTAACCCTACATCTTCCGGTAATAACCATGTTCTCCATTTACGAGATATCTTTTGTATAGTGTTATCTATAGATAAAGGTTTAGTAAACGTAAGATAAGTGTTAGATGTTTCTAACGTATTAAACGTTTCGTTATTTAATAACGCTTCAGTACTATCATAAACATCTGATCTTAGTTCAAGAACATCATAAGAGTTAACTAATTCTCCATTAGGGTTTATTATTAGATCAATAGATGTGTTATCTAACACCCCATAAAATTCACCTCTAACTCCTTCATTATGTAAATAACATTCGTTATCTTTTATACTATAAAAAGAATGGTTTAGTGGAAATATCCAATCTGGTGTAAATGACTGCCTACCTAAAAATACTCGTTGATACTCATCGTAAACAATAGTATTATTTTTAGAAGAACCATCTGACACATAAAAAAATACTCTCTTCTTTTGAGAATCATAACCTGTTTTAACATTGTTTATTGAAGTATAAGATTTTAATAAACTCTTTATTCCGTTTACTTCCGATATAGGTACATCTCCTTCTCCAGTAAACATGTATATTATTTTGTTACTTCTGTCTATATAATAGAAACTCTTATCACCAAGAACCACATCGTTGAATCCTTGGAAACCAGAACTAGTTGTAAGATAGTCATATCTTTCCAATACTGCGCCTGTACCAAGCACCAATTTACTTCTATTCATATCTGTTACTACAGACCTATCGTTAACAGCAATAAGAGATATGGCTTTATCCTGACCACAGAACAATTTATCTTGGTATGTAAATATGTTTCTTATAGGCCCATACTTAGGGTCTACTTCTATAGTATTATTTAAATAGAGATTAGTCCAATTATCAAAATACTCATTATTTAATTTCTTACCTGTAGCTATAATCTGTACATCGTTAGAAGATATATTATTTGAATCGAATATTTGACACTGTATAAGATTTGCATTAGCAGACGAAGAATAAACCTTATTATATCTATAGAGATTACCTACATCTGTTGGATAAGCTGAAGGATATTTGGCTATACCGTCTGATTCTAATTCCTGTAATTCAAATTTACCTGATACTCCATCAATATACTTTTGTGCTGGGTCTAATCTATAATTACAATTTATTGTTGATTCTACACCAAGATGTACAGCTTGTATACACTTGTGGGTTGTACTATAGTCTGACGGTACCATTGATCTTAAATGTGTAAAATAAGATATGAAACCATCCCCTTTATAACACGTAACATTACTAGTAGCTTTAGGGATATATTCCGAATAAGGTATTACCTGATTATAAGATCTGGATTCAAAAGTATTTCCATTATATTGAATATTAAACACATCTCTTACATAAGAACCAAGAATTAATCCATCAGTTCCAATATCAACAGGTATATTTGAAGAGGTACCAACAATAAAGGTTGATCCTTTCTGTCCAACATATGTTGGACTTGAAACCACATGCGCAATAACGTTTCTATAAGTTAAAGAGTTAAATTGTATATCTATTGGTGTTTGATATCTAATAGGTTCTATTTTACAATCGTTAACAGTTGTTAACGATGTTTCTCCAGAATGTCTTGCTCCAGTAGAAGATATTTTTAATTTGCTTCTTGCTGTATTCCATGTAGTACTTACAGTTACTGCTGCACTATATCTTCCTTCTATTCTAATTTTGTCACCTGTTATACAATTTATATTTTTATAAAACAACGATTCTGGAGAAATCATCTCTAATAGATTAAGATATCTAGATATCCCTGAATCTTGTGCTCTTATCAACATCCCACTAACTGAATCAAAAGTAGATTGGATGTAAGGTCTAGCATAAGTACCAGGGCCAAAATTAAATGTAGGAGCAATAACTCCTCTAGCTAATATGCTTCTATCTTGTGGTTTTCTTTCACACCTGTAAATTTGCCAACCTAATAATTCACTATCTGAAGGTAGGTTAGATATTGTTACTTTAGGAAATATGTATCTTCCCACATCTGCTGTTGGAATAGTTGTAATATCTGAATTAGTAGGAATCCTTAAATCACATATCCATTGAGGATTACTATATTGCATCTTAGTATTAAAGAATACAATGTATAATCTGTATACTTCTTCTCTAATAGATGTTCTTTTGAAAGTATCTATCACACTACCAGAAAATGGTGTACTAATAGATGGTACATATGGATCACTGTTATCATCTATCTTAATATCTTCTGTTACAAAATCTACTGTTACATTTAATCCTTCTGCGCCTAAAGCAATACCATCAGATTTAAACTTATATTCGTATGCCGTATCACCGTCATTTTTAATATCATTATATTCATTAATTCCGTCATGATCATAATCATAATTAGACCAGTCAGATACAATATTACTTATTGTTACATCTGGTTCACTATTGTCTTTTAGTACTGATGATCCTGATGCAGCATCATAGTCAAATATAAATAATAAGTCAAACACACTACTAGCATCATCTATTGTAACGGCACCACTAAAATAATTTCCTGCTGTATTAGTAGCTCTAAATGTTAAAGTATCTGTTTCTGAAGTATAGGTGATGTTTGTAAAGTTAGTATCTCCTGTTGAACTACTAAACGGGGTTCCAGAACTATGTGTTCCGGATACTGCAGTAGGGCCTATATCTACTCCAACAAATGTAATATCTGTTAATATCGCACCAGCAGGAAGTTCAAAATAATCAGGGGTTTTACCAGATATATCTGGAACTGTTACTTCTATAGTGTTGTTGGAAATATAAATCATATCTACACCATATGTACCTTTAGAAAAGTTTTCTCCAGTGTCAGTGTCTCCTACAAAAGGTATGCTTATTCTTTTAAACCTAACTGCTCTAGAATCCCAGAATGATATATGATTAGGATCTAACCAACTAGGATTCCATTTTTTTTCTTTTATGTTTCCTAAAAATAAAATATTGTCTTTAGATGTTATGCTGTCTGCTATATGATCTAACTGTCCAACTAATCTAAATTCTTCTATAGGGATTGTTCCGTAATTTGTGAACCCATTATCTATAAAAGATAAAGTAGAATTACTATATTCTAATTCGCCTACAATATTAATAGTTGGATTAACTACATCTTCTTTATAATGTATACTTACTATTCTTATCCTAGAATAATTAGTATCCAGGTTTGTAAAATTGACATTTACTGATTTTCCAGTATTAACATTTAAATTAGTTCCTGTATGACCTATAGAGGTACTATCAGAATCTCCTCCTGTTAAATATACAAGATTTGAACACGAAGAAAAAGTAGTTCTTGCACCATTTCTTACATATAATTGGTAAGCATATTGAACCAAACCAGAAGTATATCCTCCGCCAACTTCAACAGTAGCAGTAGGAGATATTAGTTCTGCAGTAGGATTAACATCAAAGATAGTAACAGGATCTGTATTAGAGACCCTATCAACAATCATATATTTGAAGTTATTATTACCATCCACCCAATATACTTTTCTAATATTAGCTGATTCATATCTACCTTCAGCTTTTATAGGATAAGCTTCATTAAAATTTAAATCATCACTTCTATAAATATATCCTGCTTTATATGCTGTAGGACCACTGCCAACTGTAGCAAACGCACCTGACATATTTACAGTACTTAGTCTTTTCATGTCAGCTTCTAGTAAATAAATTCTAGAAGTTGGTGAAGAACTATTTACAGCAAAGAATACAATAGAGTCTTTGTCTGAATCATTAAAATTATTTCTTATTTTACAATGACCTATTATTTTATCCCCGGTATCAAATGTTAATTTTAAAACGTTACCTTTTACGTTTGTAACAGATGCTGTATTTAAACTATCTTCTGAAATTATTTCTAAGTTAACTGCATCAAAATAACATGTGTTTGGATACTTATTAACAGAAGTATCCATATCCATTCCACCAGAGAATGTATTAATTGCTGTTTGTAAACGTATCATGTTAGAAATTTCTTTGTTCTAACGAGTTAGTGTTTTTAAATCCTGTTCTATGCTCGTTAATTTTAACAACACTTCTTAAAATCATATTTTTTATAGACTCCATCATATCATAACTAGGAATCTTATGTTTTGTTCTAGCTGCACCTACATACCATAAATATTCTCTTTCTGAATCTCTATATATCCTTTCGTGGTTAGGGTTAGCAGTTGTTCTCCATCTTTTAAAATCTAGTCTGGATATAATATAATATTTTACTGCTTGTATAAATCTTTCTTCATCAGGAACCATCGGCATACCAAATTCATCAACAGGTAATGCTAGATAAGCCATCTCTATAAATCCATTTTTAAAGTTAGTATACATTATACCATTTTCGATTCTGTATTTATATACACCTGATCTGTCAGGATAAGATTCTGATAAAGAAGATACTCTAGCTTTTGTTCTATCTATATCATTTAATATATCTTCCATAGTATCAGCAGCATCAGACACATTACCACTGTTAATTTGGTCTTGTGCTTCATCCATCTTTAAATCTAAAGATGTACTTTCTATAGTTGGAGACCAATCTGAAACATCAGAATATCTAGCACCAGCTTGAGTTGGTGTTTGATAGAACACATCTTGTGTTTCTATCATTGTAGAAAATCCTATTATTTCAGCATCAGAGTTTAATCTGATTCTCCTACATGGGCCAGGTATAGCAACATCCATAGGAATTTCCCCTTTGAAGTTTTCTATTATTATTGGTGTTGGATTAACACCTTGCCCGTTGGTTGTTTTTTCCATGTAAGACATAGGTACACCTATGAGACGTAAAACTGAAATTATATCTTCAGCTACATCTTGCCAGGGTATTACCTCATATTCCGTACCTCTATAGACACTGTCTACTATCGAAGCAAACGATATAAATCTTTTAGCCATTTTGTTGATCTTTCTCTTGTTGCTCTTTATAAATTTTAAATTTATTATAAACAACACTGTTATCATTTAAAAAATAATCATTCTCTCTATCAGGAGAATTTATCCATTCTGCTAAATCTAATCTGTTCTTCTTAACTGGTTTAAATGTGTACACACATCTATTATGTAATTTACATAATCGTTTATCCCAAAACCAAGACATTACATATCCATTAGTGTGATCATTTAAATTATAAATAACTGTTTTATTAGGTATAGCCATTATTTCTTTTCTAGTTAATCCTGGATAATCTTGTAACCATATGTCCCAAGATTTCTTCCAATCAACTATCATTCTATTTCTCTTTAACTTACCGTCTTTTACGTAAATCTTAACTTTTCTTTTTACTATTGATAAAGTACCAAGACCACCTGGTAGCTTCAATTCTAATGATTCTTTAATTATTTGTTCAGATAATAATTTATTTATATCGTATAATATTTTATTGTGTTTAGTTTCTGGTATATTAAAATGTTTCAATCTATATTTCTTTTTAAAGTAAGCGTATAGATCAGACACTCCTTTAGTTATTTTATCCCTGTGTTTGTATTTCTCCACTGGCATCATTTTTATTATCAGATAAAGTTGATATTAGTACTCTAAAATCACTCTCTAAAATACTATTCTTTATATACTCAAACATGTAATCATTTAGTGGATAATCATGTGATTCTCTAACATAAGTAGAAACAAGAGTAGGATCAGCAAACACACCTTTAAGTAATACTGTTCTTACTGCTTCCGCAGCTTTAGATCCTGATTTTATATATAACCTACCGTCGTATATAGAACCATAAACAAAATGTTTATTTATCTTTCCATTTCCCACCCATCTTAATCTATCAAAAGGAACATACTGAATTGTTTTTGACATATAGTCTGGTGAAGATATTTCATAGATAGCTAACCCTGCTCTAAATTCAATTACCTTTGGTATTAAACCAGATCTCTTAACTGATTCATCTATAGATATTCCAGCATGAAGCATAGATGAGTCAAACTTAGACATAGTTAATACTTCTGTTTGAATGGTATTTAACTCAATATTATGTTTATCATTAAAATGATTTTTGATAAAATTGTTTCGTTTGATCATGATATAGTCTTGCCATATCCTATCATCTATTTTCTCATCATCCACTACTTTAGCATTACGAGCAGTTTCTCTAAGTAATGCAATCATATCATCTAGTAACATCTATTTCTGTATTTCAGTTATCACTTGTTTTATCTCTCCGCAGTCCGATTTAGCATTTACTAAAACTTGTTTAGGTCCATATCTAAATAACACTTTACCAAACAATTTAAATTCTTCAGATTTCTTCTGATACTTTACAGTAACTGAAGATATATTTACCTCTTGTGTAGTTATACCTACTTTAACACTATCTGGATTAACTATAACAAAACCTTCAGTGTTTATACAATCTCTATCAACTTTCCAATCATAATAACCTGTAATAGGATTCAAAACAGTATTAGTAATAGTTGTATCGTAGTTGTTATATATATAGGTAGTCTGAATTACATCAGAAACCCACTTAGGCTTTATTTTAAACTCGTTTAATACTTTTCTGGTAGATGAGTCCATCTTTTGCTCAAACTGTCTTAAATCGCTTATTTTAACGAAATTTTGAGAATTCGATAAAAGCGAATCAATAGCTATGTTAGACTGAGTTGTTTGTCTCCTTAACATAGACACTTCATCTTTTAAAACATTATAACTTATTGCAAAATAAGCCATAAATGCTAAAACAATAATTCCAAATATAATTTGAAGTCGTTTCATTTTTTTATAATTTCAAAATGAGGAGCATCTTTAAATTTAGTATCGTGGATATTTCTATCATCGTTCCAATCTACACCACTCCTTATTTTATGTTTAATTTTTCCATCTGCGTATAATCTCTCAGAAATCCCAAGAACAAATCCTGCAAAAAACAATCCTTGTTCCCAACTCCAATCTATACCACCTTTTTCATAAGGTGAAACATCAACCGCCTCTGAAGGCTTTACATTATGATTTGAGTTAGGCCATTTCTTTGTACTCTTACCTTCAGCAAAAGCTTTGTTTTGATCAGCCTCTCCTCTGTGACCGCACACGACCGTACAATCATAATACTTTATAACTTCAGTAAACAAAGTTATTAAATCTTGATGACAAGTATTTAATCTATCTAGTGAAGTTTTACTAAAACTAGGCATCTTCTTCCTCCTCTTTTTTACTCTTCTTTCCTGCAACTATTTTAGCGATAGCTATAATTGTTTCTTCTGCGTTGTTATTCTTAACGTATATTAAGAAAGCTCCTGCTAATATTCCTCCCATAGCATTCCACCAACTATCTACTTTTCCATTCATTATAGAAATAGCAGATAGGGCTATGATACATAACCCCATCACGCTAGTAGATACGTTTATGAAATTTACTTTCACTGAGAAAACATTTTAATCATTGCAAAAATTATTGCTACAGCTACTATTCCATACAGTGTATACAATAACCAAGTATACGATCTTTTGGGTTTTTCTACTTTAGGAGTAGATGGTCCACCACCACTAGTAGGTTCATCTTCTATGAACTCTTTAATCGGCTTTGACATGTTTAAGTTCCTCCTCAAATTGTATTTTTAATTGTTCTTCATTTAACATCTCCTTCATCTGTTTAGATAACTGATCATCTAATTTAACTAATAATGCTATTGTATACTTTCCAGGTAATTCTAATAGCGCTTTGTAAATTAATTCAAACTCTTGTTCCGTCCCCGTAAAACTAAACACTTTCATATTCATTAATTTAAATTTATGCAAAGATAATATATATTTATCTAAAAAGCAAATTATTTTTTAGTTAATGTTATAATTATATCAGATACAACATTATTATAATGTTTTACTGCGAAATCTCTAGCCTCTTGAGATCTGTTTACCCATTCTGGATAAAACGCATAACCATACACGAAATCAAAATCTGATTTTATACCATAATGATCTAGTTTATTAACATCTCTCCATTGTTTATTAAAGTACATAAAACTAGCTTCACTGATAGCCCTTTTATGTGTAGGGTCTTGCCAACATCTCATTGAAGTATAATAAGGACAAGATATTCTTATCTGCCCACCTTGTTTTAATATTCTATATACCTCATCCATGAATTTAATCAAATCTGTAGTATGTTCTACATAATGATTACATATTATTTCTTGAGCACTTTCAGACTCAATATCCCAAGGATACTGCTCTAAGTCCATTACTTGATCTACACCTTCTACTGGTTCTATATCAATCCCAAAAAAACCAGGTGTTTTGTTTTGACCACATGCCAAATCTAACTTTAACTCTTTTACCATAACTAAGCTTTTAATTTACCAAACAATATCGTTTCTATAATCATAATGTCCTACTCTAACTCTATTATCACATGCAAACTTATAACCTTCTTTAGATGCATTTTCATAGAAATATAGATCTTGGGTATACATTTTTACTCCTTCTCCTGGAACATTTTCCTGTAATGTTTTAAACCAAGGAGCTTTCATCTTTTTGAAAATATCTAATTTATAAAGATTAAACCCCATCCCTAATCCGTTAGCTGGTTGTATTGCATCTGGTATAGGAACCTGTGGAATAAAGTTCTTTGGAAATACAGCTGGATTACCATATATCATAGGTTGACCTTCTTCTCCTTTGGTCCAGTATAACCCGCCTATAACATCAAATTTATCCATGTTCTCATACAATTTCATTAGACCATCAGGAGGAGGAATATTATCTTCTTCTATTGTAAGAATATATTTCCACGTAGAAAGATCCGGGCTATTTAATATATTTTGAATCATTACGTTGTAGGCTTCTCCTACCTCTAAGCCAACTGCAAATAGAGGACCTATAACTTTCTGATTCATGGGTCTAATAAGACCCATCCAAGACTGTACTACTCTCGCAGGTATCTGTCCTCGTGTGGGACAAATAATGATAGTAGACAAGTCCTGATAAGTCTTAGACTTTTCTAATCTGTTCACAGAAGAATCAA